CGCGCATTGCGTTCCATCCATTTTTGAATCTGAAATGCCAGACGCAAATCGGCAACATTAAACGTAGTAGCAGAAGCCAAGTCAACAACGTTATGGTCATTAAGCAATGACATTACATCGGCACCAGCACCAACAAGATTCTTATCGGCCACAACATTGCCCGACGCCTTTTTGAGTGGAGAAGTCGAACCAGACGTGGAAGACCGAACCTGCTGCGTACCATCATCGTCGAATACAAGACGTAAATTGCTAAGCCCCGCAAACACCGCTTCGCTCGTACCACTAATCGGCAAAGCAGGAGCCGTACCTCTCTGCTGCCACGGCAAAGCAGAGGTAAAATAATCCTTTTTCCACCGTCGCAATTTAACCGTTTCGTCGGTAAGAGCAACATCAGTATCTAAGTTCTCGTCTTTATAATACTGATTAAAAATAAGATTATAGGCATCCCGAGGAAAAGAAATGGGATAACAATTCGCCGGTTTAACAGTCGCAGGAAATCCGAGATAGTCCCAGAGGGACGATTCGCCGTAGTTCGTCGGATTCCATACAGGCAAAATAGACGCATCCGCACCATCGATACCTCCGGTTATAAAAGATTCCCACGAACTCCAAAGGAGTCTGTAAGGAACAAAAAAATAATGAACATAAATATTAACTTCATGCAGAATCGGAGCAACAAGCGGCTGAAAACGTACAACCGCCTCATTACCAATCTCAAACACATCACCTGGTACAACCTCGTCACACATGATAGGTATAAGCTGACCCATATCACAAGTCAGCAATTTAGAATAACTAAGATCGAAAGCACTACGCCCAGGACGAAGCGCTCTAACCGTACTAAATAGACCCATCGTGTTCCTCCTGATTAAAAAGCAAAGTCAACTTTGCCTGGTTGATATCATCAATTTGTGCCTGGCTAAGCTTAGCCGGCGCATCAGACTCGGCCGGGAACTCAACCCGCCTCGAATCGACGTTCAATAATCGCATATCCTCCTCATCGTAATGTCCGATGAGAAATACCTCATACTCGCCACGATCCACAGGCGGTACCTCTCTCAACAATGCCTTAAGCTGCCTCAAGGCAACACCATCATTAACCGCCGCAAACGGCGGACAGGAAGTCTCCGCAACCCGATCATAGATCGTGTACAAGCTCACCAACGCCATAACCTCTCCCTGCGGGCCATTAGGCCCTAGAAAATCAAATGGCGGCCCTCCCACGGGGCCGCCAGAGCATACCAGGACTAAACGCCTATCTGCCGTAATGGGCTGGGGAAGCAGTCCTCGTATATACTCATACTGCTAGTATAGTCGCCACCTAATCGGTGTCAACTGGCCATATATAATCAAGTAGACTATATGGCCAAGACTGACGCGCCCTCCGGGCTTGTCTACTTTCCGCCCCTCCGGGTCGAAAAGTCTAAAAACTCTAAAACATCCGTTTCTTCTTTTGCTCTTCGAGAGCGATAAGCTCACGCTCCTTACGTCCTCTGATAGCGGCCTCCTGTCGCCATGCTTCCAGGACGCCTATACCTTCGTCCGCATAATCGCGTTCCCTTTTTTCCGCTCTCTCGATCGATAGACGATTCAATCGATCCTTATCGATTTTATCACCTAAGAGTTTTACATAATAACGAGGCAAAGCAGTTTTGACCCCGTTAACAGTAATGTAATAATGCTGCAATATCTGCACTTCATTATTACTAACATAATCGGCACCCAATTTTTGAGATGATAACCTAAAGGGTGCCTGCTTACTACCGTAATCTTTACCGGCTATTCCAGCCTCGTCCTCCTTTTGCACATAATTAGTAACATATCTACAAGATTCAAGCGTGACAGAACCAATAGAAACAAATCCCTGACGCCATGCGTCAGTTATCGCTTCCTTGTCCGCTGACTGATCCAATCCAAAACCAATATAATGGTAGTGAGGACGCCTATAACGAGTACCATACTCTCCACAAGCGTAATACTTGATGCGGCGATCACCCAATGACCTCCTTACTCGTTTAAAATACAGTTGTAAGTCTCTTTTACTAAGAGACCCGTTGCCTGGTAAATGTTCGGTATTATAAGTAAGAGTCACAAACACACCACAAGACCAACTATCAAGCTCGTGCATAAGTCTAACAGACCATTCAGCAGCACGAGCCTTACGACACGCCATACACCTTCCACACGGGACCAGAGGACCCGGAACCCTTACATCACCGGCATCATACCAGACTTGTACCGGATGAGCACAATTCATAATAAGGGGCCTTCCGGCCCCTTATCCTACAGCCTAATACCGCCACGGCTTGACCCGTAGCTCTTGATGCGCTTACCCCGATGCAGCTTCATCGAGCCCTTACGACCATAGGACTTCTTACCATACTTCTTCTTGTAACGCATAACGCCTCCTTATTTAATAAGAGATAACAACCTCATTAACATCGACAAAGTTGGAGCGGTCAACGACCCTCCTTCACCACCCTGCGCCTTCCGGATCAAATCCTCGATAAGGCTCGCCATATTAGCCTGGTCAACACCGGGACCAGCGGTTACGTCCGGCATCATACCAAGACCCTCGCGCATAGTAATACCTTTACGCAACGCCTCAAGTTGCGTATCAATCATTTCGGTTTCAGCCATTGTTTTACGTACAAGCTCCCTCTCACGATCAGCAGCCCAGGCTACTTGCTCTATCTGATTTTGCTGCAACACACGCGACACATTGGCATTACGCTGCTCGTTATACCGAGCAGCCGGATCATCCAACCGCCCAAGCTGCGGAGGATTGATCGACACAACAGGACCAGCCTGGGCGGCAGACCCCGCAGCCAATACGGGAGACAAACCAGCAGCCTCGAGATCATGTACTCGGCGCTGTATAGCAGTATCCTCACGTGCAAACATCTGCTGTTGCAAATCCTTAGCATACTTCTGCTGCGATAACTGATTAAACCAGTTAGCAATACCTCCGGCAATATTGCCAACACCAATCGCCCCACTAATAACAGGCGATGCCTCTTGCATGAAACTCTGAAAACGTGTAGATGGCTGGGATCCAGGCATAAGACTACTCATTCAACATTAGGCGCCGGTACTACCGGCACCACCTCTTTAGATTTTTTCTCGGCCTCGGCGACCGAGTCCTTTTTAGCCTTGGCAGCTTTAGCCTGGTCATTAAGCCTGGCATTAACTTGCTCCTGTATAGCCTGGCCTTCGGCCAGGTCAAGCCCTTGCCGAGTAGGATCAATAAAGCCGTCATCTTCATCGTCAGGCCCATAATCATAACGCTCACGGCGATAATCGCCGAGACGCTGTCCTGCTTCCATCATAGATAAAATCTGCTGATCCGCGGGAATATACCCGCTACGCTCAACCATAACCTCATCCGTCAATACTTCACCACACATTTCGGGACGCTCAAACTCAGTAAAAAACTTCATAATCCCTCCAGCTAACTATGATCAATCAAACCAGGATCAGCCTCATACGGCATAGGCCGTAGAGCACGAATCTTATTGCCAAAACTGACAATAAGACCAGGCACCGAAGGTGCCGCAAAAATGCGTTTGTACGTCGCAGACGTCCCGTCAAAGGTAACGAAGCTAGAATTAAGTAACGGCGAAGTAGTAAATGTGCGACCTAGATGCCAATAATTAAACGTAGTGCGCATTTGCCCCGCTACCATATTCGGCTTATAACGCATCTCGTTATATCGCCCCTGATAACCCCAAATAACTTTATTCGGGGCCTCGGCAGCCGTAGCATATATCTCCTCCGTAGATATAGCTTGCTCGGAAAGATTCGCAAATTCAGGACTGTAAAAATCATATCGAGTAGAACGAAGCCACTGACGGTTAATACCTTGTGAATACATTGCCTTTGGCAAAACAGACATAATGCCCATAATCAATCCATATTCCTGGGCATGATATTTAGACACATAATTACGACTGGCAGTAAGTCCATGACCGGACATATTACCTTGCGGACTCGTCGCGTCGGTCGTGCTCGTCTTGAGCACTTCCGACACAATAACAGGACTCTTGCTACCGCCTATATATTCGGCGCGCTGCAACCGCTCGTCACGAGGAGCTACCCCAAAATGAGCACGCAAAAATTCTGTATACCGGGCACCACCACGCGCATTGCGTTCCATCCATTTTTGAATCTGAAATGCCAGACGCAAATCGGCAACATTAAACGTAGTAGCAGAAGCCAAGTCAACAACGTTATGGTCATTAAGCAATGACATTACATCGG